TTTGACTCACCATGAGATATTGGCAATAATCTAGTCGGGTTACTTTGGGCTTTTTCATGACTGTTATGCTACTACGTTATTCTTGAGATTAGCAATGTCTATTAGATTCTGCGTAAGTCCTAAGTATATTAAAACCAAAAATTTGGAGCGAGACCAAGTAGAAGTTGGCGCGGTCCATGTTAAAAAAAACGTGGTCGACCCTAAAGAAAGGTTGCTGGAATTATTAAACGACCCAGACCCAAAGATTCAACTGAGCGCGGCCAGCACGCTGATGCCATTTATGTACGCAAGAATTGCGCCGGCTGGTAAAAAAGTTGGTGAGAAAGAGCAAGCCATCGAAGCCACCAAGACCGGTAGGTTTGCAACACTCAGTCAGCAGTCAGACAAAATACAATAAGGGTTGGCTATGGTTGATATAGGTGGTTTTTGGTTTAACAGTCTGCTTAATACCGAGATCGAGGTTGTCGATTGCGACGAGCTTACTGTGACAGCTGTACTATGCAATGGAGATACTCCAACCCCTTATAATATATCTATAGGTGAATTTTTAAACAGCCATACACCGATACCATCTAATTAGAATAATGATTAAAACCACTTTTACGAGTGGTTTTTTTATGGGCGAAGATAAATGATTACTGAATGGACAACGGCGCTGCCTGATTGGGAGAAGCGCATAGTCCAAAAAGAATCACTGATGCCTTGCGCTCCACTCAATCAAGAAGTTGCTGATATTGCATTAAGGGTTTTTAACAGTCTTGTTCTGGTCGATGTTATTGGCAAGCCTACATTGGGCGAAGCGTCGCTCAAATGGTCAACAGATTTTGTGGCATCCATCTTCGGTGCGTATGACCCTGAAACCGGCATTCGCATGATTACCGAGTTCATGTTGCTCATTGCTAAGAAGAACGCTAAGTCCACATTGGCAGCCGGTATCATGATGACCGCGCTTATCCTGAATGAAAGGCATAGTGCTGATTTAGTGATTATTGCACCAACCAAAGAGGTTGCTAGTAACTCATTCAATCCAGCTCGAGACATGATAGCTGCCGACCCTGAATTGTCAGCTATGTTTAACGTGTCGGAACACACCCGAACCATCACTCATTTAGGTACAAACGCCAAGCTAAAGGTTATGGCTGCTGAGTCAGAAGCATTAGCAGGTATTAAGGCGTCTTACATATTAGTCGATGAATTATGGCTATTTGGCAAACGTGCTAGTGCAGGCTCAATGCTACGTGAGGCAACCGGTGGTCTTGCATCAAGACCAGAGGGTTTTGTCATCTATCTGACAACCATGCCTGATGAACCGCCAGTTGGTGCAATGAAGCAGAAACTGGATTATGCCAGAGCTGTTCGAGACGGTAAAACTGTCGATCCTCAGTTCTTAGGTCTACTTTACGAGTTCCCTCAAAAGTACCTAGATGATGAGCTCTATCTCAACCAAGAGAATTGGTACATAACAAACCCTAACATGGGCGCCTCAGTTAACGAGAAGTACATTGAGCGTGAGTTCAAGAAAGCATCTGACGAAGGCAAAGAGGAATTACAGGATTTCACTGCCAAGCATTTAAACGTTCAAATAGGTGTTTCGATGAGAGCTAATAGATGGGCTGCTAGTGAGTTTTGGGAGAAAGCAGCAGCACCAACCCCATTCAACCTAGAGCAGCTGATAGAGGCATCAGAAGTTATCACAATGGGTATCGATGGCGGCGGTCTTGACGACTTATTAGGTATGGCAGTTGTTGGCCGCCTGCCCGTGGTTATCCGTGAATATGAAGACAAGGTAAGCAGGCAAAAGGTGCAAGTAAAACCGTGGTGGGTATGGACGCGCGCATGGTGCCATGAAATAGCATTAGAACGTCGCAAGTCTATCGCTGACACGCTGCGTGATTTTGAGAAGCAGGGTGATTTGTCCATTGTCAAAAACATAGGCGATGAAACAGACGAACTCGCCAAAATTGCCAAGCAAGTATTTGATAGCGGCAAGCTTGACCAAATTGGACTTGATCCATTGGGCATTGGCGCGCTGATTGATGAGCTTGTCATGATTGGCATACCAAGCGAAAAGCTTATAGGCGTTACGCAAGGCTTCAAGATGTCAGGTTATATCAAGACCACCGAGAACAAAATTGCGCGTAAAGATATGCTGCACGCCAATCAAAAAATCATGGCATGGTCGGTTGGTAATTGCCGAACTGTCGTCAGAGGTAGCGGCACGATGCTATCAAAAGCTGAATCTGGTACCGCTAAGATTGACCCCGTTATCGGGATGCTAAACGCCGTCGCACTGATGAGCCAAAACCCTGAAGCTCCAAACGCAGGTCCCCCCGCACTATTCTTTATTTAGTACTTTCATAAACTAATTTACAAGCTGAGAAACGATATGACCAAGGCTTATAGCACGCTCAAGGTTAAGTCCGTCACCGAAGACGGTGAGAAACGAACGATTACTGGCATTGCGTCCACTCCACGTCTTGATAGGGATGGCGACACACTGAACATGTCTGGCGGCAAGTACACATTGCCCTTTCCTTTTATGTGGCAGCACGACCATTGCCAACCGATCGGTGAGGTTGTCGATGTCACCGTGTACGAGGACCAGATAGAGGTGGTGATGGAAGTCGCTGTCATTAGAGAGGAGGGCAAGCTCAAAGAGCGCATTGATGAAGCCTGGCACTCTCTTAAAAACAGTTTGGTTAAAGGTTTATCTATCGGCTTTGGTGTTGTTGATTACGAATGGATTCACGACGGCGCTGGCATGAATATTATTGAGTGGGATTGGTACGAATTGTCCGCTGTGACGGTTGGTGCCAATCCTGATGCTGTAATCACTAGCGTGAAAAGTATTAAGCAAGCTTTCTTAGACGCTGAAAATCCTAACGCCAATCGTCGCGTTAAAACAAGAACCTCACGAAGTAAAACAACCGTCTCTACAGCGACAACGCAAAAGAAGACATCTAAACGAAGCATTTCTTTGGTTAACCGTAAAAAAGGCGGTGTAACCCTACTATCTGGAGATAAGTTATGAACTGGGCCAAACAACGCGCGCAACTAATTGCGACCATCAAGTCTAAGAAAGGTAAGATTAAGCGCATTATTGCGAAGGCTGCCAAAGAAAACGAGACGCCGGACGAAGAGGCGGAAGAAGAGATTGAAGTTCTTGAAGAAGAGATTGAAATCTTAGAAACCAACCTAGATCGTATCGAAGCAATCTTAGAAGATATCGTTGATGCTGCCGATGAAGCTGCTGAAGTCATCGTTGAGAATGACGAAGAAATCGAAGAGCTGCTGATTGAAGATGAAGACGAAGAAGACGAAGAAGAAAAAGGCAGCAGCCGTCGCCGTCGCCGTCGCTCTTCTGAGAAGAACTACGTAAGCGTTAAGCCTAACCATGCCAAAAAAGGTATTGCGTTTGCACAGTACGCCAAAGCAAAAGCGATCTCTATTCTTAATCAGCGCAAAGGCAATTACGTCAACCCGCTAGAAATAGCCAAGTCGCAAGGCATGGACCCGCGTGTTATTAAAGCCTTGAAGAAAGCAGTGGTACTAGATACCTCTAACTCAAGCTCTTTAGTGGTACAAAATACAATGGCTGATGAATTTGTTAGCTTGCTAAGAGCGCAAACAGTCGTTGATAAGATTGCAGATAGTATGCGTGCGGCGCCGTTCAATACTACTATCGCAGGTTTGGCTACCGGGTCAACCGCTGCATGGGTAGGTGAAGGTGAGAAGAAACCCGCCACTAACCCAACCTTTTTAGATATTGAAATCAAGCATCATAAACTAGCTGGTATCGTCGTTATGACGGAAGAGCTGCTGCGATTAGCAACACCAAGCGCTGATAAGATGATGTTGGATGACTTGGTTGAAGCATCGGTTGCTCTGATTGATACAACTTTCTTGGATGATTTGCCGCAAACAGCTAACCGCCCAGCGGGTATCTTGAACGGCGCTCCTAAAGTTGTGGCAACGGGTATCACTGTTGATACTTATGGTGCTGACCTTGCAGCCCTACGTCGTCAGTTTATCTCTAACGGTTTATCACTCAGTGGCGCTTACTACATCATGAGTGAAACTCGTGCCAGTGACATCGGTGAGCTACGTGATGCCCTTGGTAACCCGTACTATCGCGGTATGGATGCCCCGCTTGGTGAGAAAACACTTAACGGCTTACCAGTCATTGAGTCTGAAACATCAGCAAACGTCCTTGCTTTGGTTAAACCGTCTGAGCTTTACTTGGCTGATGACGGCGAAGTCCAGATTGATTACAGCGACCAAGCGACCATTGATATGGGCGCATCGACGCTAGTGAACTTGTTCCAAGAGAACAAAATCGCTATTCGTGCTGAGCGTTATATCACGTGGGCAAAACGCCGCGTAGCAGCCGCTGCTTATATTGACTACTCACTAATCCCATAAGCCTAAACATCGTTTAGCTTAAGAATGATTAAACCTCAACCATGTGTTGGGGTTTTTTTATGAGTGGGTATTGGTAGTGCCCGTCCTTCGCTATCAGTATCTACTCCTAAAAAAAACAAGAGGTCACTATGAATATTAAATATATTAAAGACGCGCCCAATGGTCCTGCTGGCAGTAGTGATGTTGTCACAGAATTTGAAGGCAATATTTTGATACTAACAGGCTATGCTGAATTAGAAGAAGTTGACAAACCGAAACCTAAAGCCAAGGCAAAAACTAAAACCAAAACCAATACTGACGGCGAGTAATTACTATGGGCATGTTTGACTGGTTCAGTAGTAAAAAATCTACAAACAACGCCCAGCCTGTTAGTGGCGGCGATGCTTGGCGAACGATACATGAGCCATCAATGGGCGCATGGCAGCGTAATGAAGAGATTGAGATTAGCAAAAGTGATCAGATGCGCCACCACGCTATCTTTGCTTGTGTCTCACTTATTACTCGTGACATCGGAAAGTTAAAACTAAAGACCAAGAAGAAGTCAGAAGGCGTTTGGCAGGAACACGATAGTCGGGCGAAGGCGCTTATAAACAAGCCCAACCACTATCAAAACACACAACAGTTTTTTGAGGCATGGGCGACCAGTAAGGCTACCAGCGGCAACACTTACGTCTGGAAGATTCGCAACCTATATGGCCAATTATGGCGATTGGTTGTGCTTGACCCTGAACGCGTCAAAGTGCTGGTAGATACTGAGGGCAATGTCTTTTACCAAGTACGCCGTGAACGCCTATTTGACCTTGATGAAGACTTGATGATACCCGCGTCTGAAATTATACATGACCGATTCAATTGCTTTTATCACCACTTAGTCGGCTTATCACCAATCACAGCTTGCGCACTATCGGCAGCTCAAGGCATTAGTATTCAGCGTAATGCGCAGGCATTTTTTGCTAACGCTTCAAGACCTTCTGGCATCTTAGTGACGCCAGGACCTATCGATAAACAAACCGCCAAAGATATGAGTGCGCGATGGAACGAAAATTACTCCGGTACCGGAACAGGTAAAACGGCAGT